CGCATACCGCTGCCACCCCCGCAGATTCATTCCGTACACCGTCCGCAGCCACTCCGCCGCACTCTCCCCGTGGGTTCCCGTAACGGCCGCAGGCGCCCTCGTTTCAATTCGGGGCATCACGAACCCATCCGGGTGGAACACGGGACCCGTAGGTGCGTCCTTGGCCTTCCCGGCCCCCCTTGGGGGATAGAGGGTAGGGGCGGCGGGAGAGGAAGAGGCGCGTCCTAGAGAAACGGGTCGTGGCTTTGATCGGTTGGCGGTCGCTCGTTGTGATCCGAGTCGGCCGCCATGTGATCGGTTGCACTTGAGGTGTGCGATGCCTGCCCCATCGAGGCTTGGTGCTATCTCTCCTGTCTCTACTAGGGGTGGTTCGTGGTCGGCACTGGCCCCCCAGTCGTCGGTGCGTGGGAGGGTCATATCGACTGGGTAGCCGCACCTGATGCATGTGGGCTCGCACTTGGCTAGGACTTGCTTGACCCATGCCTTGTGTCTGCCGGTGTTGCGTTGGTTGTCCACACCCCCCGCCTAACGGTTCTGCTGGTGGTTAAGTACTAACGGATTGGGTGACGTACATGTCACCCCTGTCCCCCTATGGGGGGGTGACGTGGGTGTCACCCCATGGGTGACGTGCATGTCACCTCCTCCTGTCATCAATGCGTACGCGCCTAACCCATATGTACAAGGTTGAGCCATTCCCGTTGCGACCCTCTATCCATCCGTCGGCCTCGATGATCCGCAAGTGGCGTTGGACTTGGCGTTCCGATAGGCCGGTACGTCTGCTGATGCTGCGAATACTCGGCCACGCTTTGCCCGTGTCACTGTTCGCGTAATCGCCCATGCATATCGCCACTAAGCGCGTGCCGCTCGTCCAGTGATCGGGCGCAAAGTCCAGCACCATGGCAATGGCCGCGATCATGAGCGGGCCTTGAGTCTGTTCAAACGCCTAAGGCGATTGCTGCACTCATCGCAACGCCAACGCTTGCTACGGGCGTCCCATCGCCTTGGGTGACCGTGCTTGCATGGGTCATCGGGCGCATTGGCCCTTATGCCTATTGGCCGTGGTGCGCCCGAGCATTCCGGGCAATGGTCGAGCACGTCGATAGCGGCCTCACATGTTGAGCACCTTTTCTCACTCATGACGTCACCCAAGGGTCATCCTCGACGGGGCCCGACGATCTAGTGACGGGCGCGCTAGGTGTGGCCTTGAGCATTGCGTCGATGATGACCGAGCATTGGGCCTTGGTGAGTGCGGTGAGCCCATCGACTGGCAGTTCAAACCCGAGCTGCTGCGCGGTGTAGTCCGCTAGTAGCGCTTCGCTGACTTGTTGTTTCGACATGGTGGCCCGCAGCATCCCCAGTTGTTTCGCGGTTGCCGGTGCTGCGCCCTCCTGCCGGTGGCCTCCCGAGGGCGTCCGGTAGGACCCCATCTCGGCCGATTTGGTTGCGACTGGGTCGTCACTGCGTCCCTGAGCGGATCGCACCTCGTTGGCTGAGGCAATGCCTTTGTGTACCGCTATGCCGATGGCGGCTAGTGCGCGCCCCCATGCCGAGGTCTCACCGTTCATCAATTCCGAGCCCTTGGTGTACGGGGTCCGACCCGGGATTGGTTCCCACGCGTGGCCGATGCCAGGTCGAACATCCTCGGCTGATCGGTAGGCCCATGCCTTCACCACTAGCCACTGTTCGCCATCTCGTTGGACGTATTCCCATTCAGTTTGTAGGGACCCGGCCGGGTACGCCTCGATGAACTGCCGTATACGTTCGCTTACTTCGACGTAGTCCTCACGCGCCATCGTCGTCCCCCCCTTCCGAGTAGAACGCACCCAATCGGATCTCTTCTATGACTTTGGCATGGACTGGCCCCCAGCACTGAGCGCACTCGGCTTCAAGGGTGGCCGCGACACTGCGGGCTTGGTCTCGTTGTGCCACCACCACACCTCCGCGCTCTCGAAGTGCGTAGACCATTGCTTGGTACTCCGTGACGACTGACTCAAGTCTCTTCACACTCGATGCGTAGTTGTTGATGACCCCGAGCAGTTCAGCGATGACTAGGTCGGGTTGATCTTCCGCAGGCTTCATCTCAAACATGGCTCGGCCTCTCGGTATCGAGGTATGCGAGCAGGACGGCCTTGAGCGCGGTGACTGCCTCGACTCGGTTAGCGAACGTCATCCGTTCGTACTCGGTCGGTGTGGGTATTCGGATCATCGTTGCCCCTTCTGTATACCTCTAGACAACTGTTGTCTAGTGGTAGATATCTAGTGATAGACAGGTTCTGTCTAGTGGTGTGCAGGTATTGCTCCGCGTCTGTGAGGGGATGTCGTATACCTCTAGACGCTTTGTGTCTATCCCTAGATATCTACCGGTAGACAACTGTTGTCTAGTAGTAGATATCTAGGGGTAGACAGGTCATTGGTTTTTCACGTATTCCGCGTATGCGGAGTGTGCCCACTGATACGCGGCCACGCCCTGTAGCCCGTGTTCGTCCCGGGCCTCGATGAGGTAGCCCGTGTATGTGGGCTTGGGCTCTTGGTGTTCCACCCGGTAATGGACCGCGAACTTTGCGGCACCACCCGTGCCCTTGCTCCCGCATAATGTGCATTCCCACGAGTACTTGGCCGCGTCTAGCATGGATACTCCTTCACGTACTTCACCCACACGTTGAATGTGGCCCTTGATGAGTAGCGCGCCAAGTGGTAGCCGCGCCCGTTGATGTCCCACGGGTAGAACGTCCGGCCCCCCTGGCTGATCTTGAACGCAACGGCCGCGTTGTATTCAGGGGTGAGGAGGCGGACCGGGTCCCACCACGTAGCTCGTGACCACGCGGCACGATTCCATTGAAATAGGCCGTAGTCGGATGTGGGCGATATGGCTCGGGCGTGGCCCTTGCTTTCCCGCATCACGATTCCGTAGGCGTAGCGCAGCGCACGACCCCGGAATCCTGCCGAGTGCAGGACGCGCACGACAGGGTCGGTGCAGGTCGGGACCGTGTACACGGCGGCCGCCAGTGCGGCCTCGATGATCACGCATCCTCAGAGGTCGGAGGGACAAGCACCGTGACGGTGCTAGATATGCGCTTGCGTTGATATGCGAGGAGGTCGTCGGGGGTGACCCGTCGATGTCCTCCCGGTGTGGACGTGGCAAGTATTTCGCCCTTGTCGATGAGCCGGGCGACGGTGCGTCCGGATAGGCCCAGGACGGCGGCCGCTTGCGTTGGTGACAGTGATGTCATGTCGTTCCTTTCGGGAATGGGAAAGGGCCCCCCTTGCGGGAGGCCCTTCCGGTTAGTAGATGCGCTTAACCTCAAACCACACAACCTTGCTGCCCTTGGTGTTTAGCAGGTCGTGCCCAGCGACCTCGGCATCGGCGGCCTCCTCGAACTGGCGGAGACTGCCGTCGATCTCGTTCAAGGTCGTGTGCTGGGTGTAGCCCTTGGTGGTGACGCGGGTAAGGAGAACGATCCACATAGTTGCCCCTATGGGTTTGGCAGGCGGTGTTGCCTACATGGACGACTCTAGTCCATCTTGTCAATCTTGTCTATCTTGTCAGTCTTTCCCACGCCGTATTGCCGTGTCAGTGGGGTCACGTAGGCAAGAGCTGCGGTTGCAAGGGCCCCGATGAGGGACGCGCCGAGGGGGTCAACATCGAGGTTGGGGATGTTTGTCGAGAGCCATGCGAGGGCCGCCCCGATGAGCAAGAGCGCTAGGTGTCGTTGTTCTGCGCTCAATTTGTCGAGCATCACGTGTCCAGGTGGTGGCGTAGGTGTTCGTCCGCGTTTCGTTCGAGCCGGTCTAGTCGGCCCTCGATTCGCACTAGGAGGTCGTATTGGCTTTTTCCACCGTTGGGTCGTTGGGCTTTGTGTTGGCCGCGTATCACCATGCTCACTAGTCCGATGACGGCAATGAGCAGTCCGACCACGGCCGTGTATGCCTCAGCGTTCATGCCGTCGGGGTTTTCTTCTTTGGGACTTTCTTCGCGGGTGCCTTCTTTGCCGGCGTTAGTGGGGGGGCCGTGTCGAAGATCGGCAGGTTAAACGGCCTGCCATCCTTCTCGGCCCTGTCCGTGAAACTTATGTGGATGTGTTGCTTGTGGCCTAGCGTCGCGTCCTGTCGCCACACCCAGAACGTTTCCGGTCGTCCTGGGCGATTCGGGAACGTACCCGAGGCCACGCGGCCGTCATAGACAACGTGAAGGATGCGGTGGTGATCGAGTCCGGCCCGCACGTATGCGAGCAGTTGGTCACAGAACTTCTCGGCCGACCCGGGTGCGCCAAAGTCTTCGTCGATGTCGAGCGCGTGGACCCAACCGTCTTTGTCGGGATTGTGAAGTGACGCCCTAGTCGAATGGGCATAATCGCCGATCCACCCGTCGGAACGCTTGTCACGTTTCGGGAAGCGGTCGTTCAGTTGGTCTCGCAGCGTGACCCCCGCTGCCACCAACTTAGCCATTGGTCAATCCCGGGTACATGGCCGAAATCATGGCGTCAGTAAAGCCCAGTGACTTAGCGTGTGCGATGGCGGCGAACGCGTTCTGCGCTTGTTCCTCGGGTGTGGGAGGTAGAACGGCCTTGTGCTTCCCTATAGCGGCCTTTAGTTGTTCCTCGGTCAATGGTGAACCCTCAACCGCCACTACTTCACCATCGGCACCGCAAAGGCCATGCCCTCCGGTTTCGGTGTCCAATTGCGAGAGGTTGATTGCCTTATTCGTGCTGACTCGTACCCGGTTGTCTTCCATCATGACCCCAAATCTATGACAGCGATTTCCCTGTTTGAAAATGTAGCTGTCGAACCGGCTTCTGCCTTGTATTTCATGGTAAACGTGTTTGAACCAGCGGTAAGAGTCGTCAGAAGGTACACGGCGCTGACTTGTACGCCTGCCTTGGCACGTACTGAGCGCGTGTCGCTTGCGGCTATGGTCGTGGCCCCGGATACCGCGAAACTTGCGAAGGTGTTGTAACCTCCAATACTGGCTTCCATGAACGTCGTGATGACTAGCAGAGCCTTTGTGCCCGTTGTAAGTGTTGCTGCCGGTCCGGCGGTGGCTAAGTCCGTGTAGGACGTGCTGGTGGTGCCTTGGGACGTTGCGACGGCTGCGGTGGCTGAAGATGGGAGGGATGCAATCCCGACCACCGTCCAAGTATTCAACGCGGTCCTAATAAGAGTGGCGGAGGCGTAAACAGGCATTGCGAGAGTTCCTGTAAGCGTGACGCCAGCGCCAGCGGTGAGAGTGACGACACCGGCACCAAGGTTCACAATGCGCAGGGTTGTGTAGTTTTCCCACACCACCGAGGATTGCGGTGGGACGGTGTAGACCGAGGCGGCCGCGTTATTGGCCGTTACCGTTTTTGTCGTGTCGGTGAGCGCAAACGTATAACTGAGACCGGTTTGCGCGTTTTGTACCGGGCCCGTGTCGAGTTTGTAGCCGTCGATGAACTGGGCGATTGCGAGCGACTTGGCCGGGTAGGCAGATACCAAGTCACTACTTACCGCGTACGGGGTGCCCATCTTGTTCCTTTCGTTATGCGACGAGGTCGGAGGCTAAAACAACGTTGTACCACTGGACCGTCGGATCTACCGCCGACCACACGAGGGTTGGGCTTATCTCGTTCCACTTCACCATGAGGTACGAGAAACGTGGGTCCGACAGAGACAGGGTAAGTGTGTGCTGTCCGGGGGTGTACGTCTCGGACCATCCCTCCACGACTCCCACGTAGTCCTCGATGGGTGACGGTTGCGGAGTGTTGTCCAGGTTGACGCGTGATCCCGAGATGAGGTCCAGAATGTCGGACAATGTGGGCTCGGTCAGTGTCTCCATGAGGACTTGCACGTTCGCCATGGCGTAGCGGGGTTCGGACTGTGACCGGACGATTTCGGAGGCTCGTGTCTGGGCGTCGGTACCCAAGTGCAATTTGGTCGTGAGGGTGAAGGCGCGGCGGCCGTGGGTGATGATCGAGGCCGGGTCGGTGTCCGTCTTATCTTGGTTCCCGCTCGTCCCGTACACCACGGTCACGTCGTTAAGGATCGTTTGATTCGTTGACCGCCACGTCGGCGCCCACGCGGTCGATGCTTGGGGGATCGTGACGGTCAACGGGGCCGCGTCCACTCGGTCGTACACGTCGGCCCAGATATAGGGGATGTCGGGCCACGTGTCCGTGGGATCGAGGTCGAACCAATGCGCGGGGTTGTATCCGTAACCCCTGCGTGAGTACGACTCAAACAACACGTTGCCATCGGGTAGGTCGGCCAGTGTGGCGCCCGTCTCGGTGCATAGGGCCGTAAGTAAATCTAGAGCCGAGTATCCGCCCGGCTCGGCCGCTAGGGCCTCCTGAGTCATCAACGGATCGGAGTTGTTCGCGAACACGACCCCGGCATCCGTGAGGATGTTGTCAACGCGGTCTGACAGGAGTTCGCGAGCGTAGCCACTGGCCCCGACGAATGCCAGACCGAGCAGGGACAGGTTGCCCATCATGGTGACATCGAGGCGGGCCACGAAATTAACGGTGCCGTTGGGGTCGTACTCGTGGGTGAGGAGGACATCGGTAACCCGGCCCGTAAACCTCGTGAGCCCGTAGGCACCGATCACGACCTCGTCCGATATCTCCACCGGGATGGATGCGAACCCGAACAGGGTCATGCTTGCGTCGGATGCCTGAGGGCTTGCCGTGATGTCATTGCGGCCGTGGCTGACTGTCACCGAGTATTCAACGCCGGTCAGGTCCAGTCCCGCCCCGTTGACGGTTATGGAAGTGATCATCCGAGGACCGGCGACGGGATCGGTACGCCCATGCTGTACCCAGTGCGACTGTTCGATGTCGTAATGATGCGGGAGAACGCTTGTGCGACTTGCTGATCGCTGAGAAGATTCGCGGCCGCAGTTGTTGCACGGTTGCGGGCCTCGGCCGCCGTCCTCGATGCCTCGGCCATTTCAAGTGCCTTGGTTACGGCATCGAGTATTTCGACCTTGGCGTTATCTCCCACCGTCTTACCTATGCGCTTACCGATTTTCGCCAGTTTGTCCGAGTTATCCGCGAACGTTTCGGCCATGCCCGCGATGTTCTGTTTGGCGGCATCCACACCGGCCCGCAGATACTCGGGAACCATGGCTTGTGCCAACGTGTTGGCCGATGACACCACGGCATCCAATTTGGATGAGAACTCGGGAATGAGCCCCTTATCGATTGCCTCTTGCCCAAACTTTCCACCGGCCGCCGGGCCCGCCTGCGCCATGTAGTCGATGAGTGCCTGGCTACCGTTCTGCCGCTTGACCTCTTCGAGGACGTTCCCGAACCAATTGGCCTGCGCTATTTGGGCGTCAAATGCGGCCATCGTGCCAATGCCCAGTTCAGTGCCTGTCTCCTGCGCCGCGCTTAAGTTGATGCCGCCAAGCAATTGCCCGGCGAGGGTGGACGCGTACTGATCGACTGCCGCGTTCGCGGACTGCAATTCGGCCGTTTGCTTGCGTAGTTCCGCGGACCCGTCCGCCACCACTTTGGACTGTAGTTCAAACGCTGTCGAGAGGAGGTCGGTGCTTGCCGCGGTTGACGCACTGGACGACCCGACATCCTCGATGATCTTCCCGTACTCGACGAGTTGGCCCGTGTAGCGGTCCATGCTTTGCCCGGCCTCAAGGGCGGCCGCGACCGTTGGGGACACCATCTTGCGTTGTTCCATGGGTGTGAGCCACCCACTAGTCGATGCGGCACGAGCTGCGATGACTGCATCCGCGTAGCCTTTCCACCGTAGTTCGGCGGCATAAAGGCCACGCGCTA